TGCAAAACAATCCTGATATACAATTTATTTGCATTGACATTGCAAATGGTTATAGCGAACACTTTGGTGATTTTGTTGAGCAAGTTCGAAATGCATTTGCAAATAAAACAATTATTGCTGGCAATGTAGTGACCGCCGATATGACACAAGAGCTAATTTTAAGAGGCGCCGATATTGTCAAAGTAGGCATTGGACCAGGCTCTGTATGTACCACTCGCATACAAACAGGCGTAGGCTATCCACAATTATCCGCAATCATTGAATGTGCCGATGCTGCACATGGGCTTGGTGCTCATATCATTGCAGACGGCGGCTGTACCTGTCCTGGTGATGTAGCCAAGGCGTTTGGTGCCGGCGCAGACTTTGTAATGCTGGGTGGTATGCTAGCGGGCCATGATGAAGGCGGTGGTGAAATACAGGACAATAAAGTAACATTTTATGGCATGAGTTCTGATACTGCAATGGAAAAACATCACGGCGGTGTTGCAGAATATCGTTCATCTGAAGGCCGCACTGTAGAAATACCATACCGTGGTGCAGTTCGCAATACAATACAAAACCTGCTTGGCGGCCTTCGTTCAACCTGTACCTATGTTGGTGCCTCTTGTCTCAAGCAATTGCCTAAGTGTACTACATTTATTCGTGTCAATCGACAGATCAATGATGTATTTTTAAAATGAGCGATAAACTAATTTTACTTGAAACAACAGGTGAATATAATTGCAGTGTAATTATACAAGGTCCCAAAGGAAAAATACATATTAAAGATTTAGTATGGTGCCCGGCTGATCGCCAAGATTTATTACAATGTGTTTATTGGGAGTCGTGGGCTGTATTACAAGGTGCCTATCATTGTTGCTTTTCAATTCCTGGTAAAGTTTCTTTGCTGCCAGAATAAAAGCCAAGGTACAAGGTGTGCTAAAAACATTACAAGCCACATAATTGTCATTTCATAGGGAAAAGACGAGCAAAGAGCAGGCGGATGTAAAAGGCTAAATACAAATCCTGTAAGAAATAGCGGCGCAGGCAGAAGTGATAAAAGTTGATATAAAAGACGCATTGATTATTTATTGAAAGAAAATCGATATGCTAGGCAAACTATTTGAAAAACTTGGTCGGCGAAGAATTATACTTGATCGCCAAAACAATGAGCCTTATCTTGTACGATACTATTTGTTTTTAAAAGAGCGCAAAAACTTTCCGTTTAATGTCTTTTTACACAGGTTTCTCAAGGGCGATCCTGATGATTTACATGACCATCCATGGCCTTACATTACAATTGTATGCAAAGGCGGATATTGGGAGACAACAACTGAAGGCCGCTTTTGGCGTGGTGCCGGTCACTTTCGCTTTTGTAAAGCCGAAAGTTATCATCGCATTGAATTAAAACCAGGTGTTGATTGTTGGACTTTGTTTATACCAGGTCCTCATCAAAAAGAATGGGGATTTAATGTAAACGGAACCTGGGTACACAATGAGCAATATTTAAAATGAGCAAATCAACGTGAAAGAATTTAATTATCATTTACCGTATCAAACCTTAGATTTTACCAAACCTGCCAATCGATACCTTTATCGTATAGGAAGAGGAGAGCAAGGTGTTTTGCTTGTTCAACCCTATACAAACGACATATGCCAGCATTGGAGATTTAAAACACCCACCGCCGCACGGAAATCTGCTGCTATGATTTATGCTATGTTTCAAAATTTTATCGAGCAAAAAGATTTCATTGGTGCTGATATGGCTCGTAAGTTTTTAGAAATGGGATTTACACGAGCCAGACGATATGCCAATCACCATACAGGCCGAAAGTATAATCCAGACCTTACTCTTCGACCACAAGAGACCGACCATGCCACTTGTCACTATGCAAAATCAGCTACCATTTTCTTAAAGTATCGAAGAATGGCTGCTGACAATCAAACCTATCAATTCATGCGTAAAGCATGGAGATCAAACGAATAAACAAAGGATATATTATGTACGGACTTTACAAATTTTTACAATTACTCTTTAAAACCTTTTTGCAATTATTGAATCCTAACTTCAACGGCTTAAAAAATGCTCCCATGCAAACAAAGTTCATTGTTAGCTTTTGGCTGGCATGCTTTTGGGCGCTTGCATTTTCACTGTACGCTGGTGAACTTTATTATCTAGGCTACAATGTATTTGGGCATGGCGCAATTATTAGTATGGCATTTGTCACCTGGTTAGTCATGAAAACAATACAAAAACAATATCCAGATCGCCCACGGTCAGAACAATTACGACAACCAGATCGTGCTCAAAGAGATTATGAAATGAGCGATGAAGAGCGTACCAAAAAAATTAAGACACTTGCATGAAACAAATGAATAGCTTTGAAAGAATATGGGCCAGAGCAACTGGCCATTTAATGGGATACACTGATGATGATAGACCAGATGTTCCTATTTTAACAATAAAAGAGGCACGGTTTGCTCTCTTTTTAAAAACATTTTGGATTGTTATTCACATTGTAACCTGTTTTTTTATTATTGCAAATGTAATAAGACATTGGTAAAGATGCTAAACATTTGCTTGGCAAAGAATGGTTTTCAGGGCTAAATCGCAGACAAAGCTGTATAAGTAAGTATGTAGCATGATGAGTGCTACGATTTTTTAACCATAAGGAAAAGCATGATGAGTGCCTTTTCCGTTTCCGATGAGGTAAATCTAAATGTTAATTCATTCCGTTCCCCTTTCCAAAAAAGAGTTTAAACCAGAGCATTTAAAACTTTCTGAACAATACTATAGCACCAAAGTATATCCAGAATTTTATGACAACAAATATTTAAAATCCCGAGGCCTCCATTTCGTTGACCGCCGGATTATGAAAATTGAAGACATTGACATCATGGTCAATGAAAATGTCTTTGATAACCAAGATATAAAAGATTTTGCCCGTAATTTCTTTATTACGCAACATTGTGCAATCCGTGCTAATGGCCGAGGTAAAAATGCCGATAAGTTATGTGAAGAAATCAATGCAAGAGGATATGAACTGAACTGGCAACCAATCTCTGTTGCCAAATGTCCTGATGGTAAAGTATATCGATTAGATGGTCGCACACGGCTAGAAGAATTGACAAAATCAGATTTTAAAAATGTAATTGTTGACTACTATGTGTGCAGTACCTGGCAGGCGTATTTTACTGAATCCATAAAACGAAACCCTCCAGAGGCAGTAAGGTCACCACTAACCAAAGAAGATTTAATCACTCATTGTAATTTCTTTATTCATATGGGGTGGTTAAAAAACGATGGTGCTGTTCTAGATGAGTATATTCGTGAACTAACCGATAACCGAATTAAGTATAATACCTTACAAAAAATCATTTCTAGTGTAATATGGGGTGAATCCTTTACTTCTTCCGTTTTATCCCTAGATGATGACAAGGCTAAGGCGTGGTTAAAGAGATTTGGTTATATTGACAATGAAAATGATAATGGGATTTACTATAAGTGTGTTTCTGCCTCTGCTTGGACAAAGGCTATTGGAAATTCGGCCACTTATCTTAAAGAACTCAAGGATGCAGGTAAGAAAGTAAAAAAGTTAAGATTAATTATTCATACCGGTACATTAGAGGGTGCTAATCCTGTTGATTCTTGGAAAGGTAAAGTAGATTCTTTTAGGTCAGGATATACTACTGTCCGCGATGCAATAGAAAATGCATTTTATACCTCCACAACAAGCCGAAATGTAATTGAATTGTATGGTGTAATCCCTGCTGTTGGTGCATTATCCTCTGAATTCCCTATGGATCGTCTTGTAATGTTCCATGTAGGAAAACTCGCAAAAGGTAATTTTTATAATGAAGAAGATGATTCCAAATCAAAGTTAAATGAGCTATTAGGAATAGAAGAATTTGAGATGGAATAATAGAGATACCAGGCATTGGATAGATAGGTAGTAACCTGCTTGTAGTATTCCACCTGAAATCCGATGCCTGGCGTCTATAAAGAAAAAAACTGTAAATTCTGTAATAAACTCTATCGTAAGAGAGGGTTATACTGTAGCCAATCGTGTGCTTCTTATGATCGAGAACCCACCGATACTCAGCGAAAGAATATGCGAAAGGTTGCAGAAGAATACAATAAAACTCCCGAAGCCATCGCAAAACAAAAGCAAATCAATACACCGCTCGCCTCTCTGACCGCTGATGATTACGCAATAGAAATTCCAGAGATTAAAACTCTCGATGATTTTGAGCAATATACTGATGGTTTTGATCGTGCCGAAAAGTGGTAAGTAAGTAATCACTCACCTCCTCCATCCCTCTGTTGTTTTTACGCAACAGCCCCCTATTTTCTGCTTGACACCCTCGCCAAGTGTGTTATACTGGAACCATTGAATATAGGAGGGCATATGCCTAAATTTTCTGATGATTTAAACGATAACCTCCGTGATTTTGCTGAAGATGCAGAAGCCATGGGGTTTGATGAATTAGTTAAACAAATTGAGCAAGATGAGGAAGACGATATGATGCTTGCTCTTGGTCCTCGCGCCTTTGGTCCTGATCCCGATGATGAGGGTGCCAACGATTGTGATGGTCTGTTTTATTGGGAAAGATAATGAAATCAAGCAAATGTAAGGTTTTAAGCTATTCTTTAAACCGTAAAGCCGGCTACATTATACTTGAAACCACCACAGGTTTTTTCCGTGTGTATAAAAGTGGTCGAGTTGAACGGCGCCAAGATGCTACATTTAGAGAACAAGCTTTTGGTTGGTTGATGGCCTATGAAAAGAATTTGACCGCTGATGGTTATAAAGTGTGTGAAGCAACCAAAGGTACAGGCACACCAGGCGGTAAAATTATTGCTACTTGTTATAGAATTCTTGGAGTGTAAATGCGTAAAAAACGAAATGATCGAAATTATATTCTCTATCGTGTTACAGCGGATGGTCAAGAATATATTGGTCTGACTGTTGCAATTGGTCGTGCGTTTTTGCGAAGCGTTAAAGTGCGATTACAAAAGCACCAAAGCCGAGCCAAATGTGAAAATAAAGAATGGGCTTTTTGTGAAGCGTTGCGATCTGCTGAAAATGTAGAATATGAGATTTTAGAAATTGTGCGTGGTCGTAAAGCCGCTTATTCGTTAGAGCGAGAGTATATTCGCCAGATTAATCCAGAATTGAATACCTTCTAAGTGAGTAACCACTTACTTACTTAGCCCCCTGTTGTATCCACGCAACAACCCGCCAAATAGTGCTTGACACCTCTGCCCATTGTGTTAGAATGGCACCATTGAAATTGAGAACGGAGATATGATGTTTATTACCAGTATGAGTCAAGTAAAGAAATTAACACCTGCCGAAATTCTTGGCGGTTTCAAAAAAACTGCTACCGCCAATAACGCATACGCTTTGAGCAATTCTCAGAAAATGCAAAATCTTGCTGATGATATGCGAAAAGTTTTAAATGCTCAATGCGAGTCCTATAAAAAACTTGTAATTGACACCTACCTTGATTGCGATGCTGATAAAGTGAAAATTTCAAAGCGTGTTGCGAAAGTCCCGAAATATGCAAGAGGTTATACCAAATGATTTTACTTGAATATATCGGCTGCGCTATTGCAGTCCTGTCAATTGTCTTTATAATGAAACCTTGGAGTTTAAATTGAGAACCAAAGTAATTATT